TGTGAAGCCCTCCCCGACGCCTGAGCCGACCCCGACACAGGCCACCGAGAAGCCACAGCCGGGACCCGCACCGACAACCGCCCCTGCCCCGCAGGAGCGCCTTGCCAAGACCGGCGCGACCGCCAGCGGCCTACTCCTGATGATCGGCGCAATCATGGGCGGCGCAGGCGCTGGCCTGCTCATCCTCCACCTGCTTGAAGGCCGTAAGCCCGAAGAGGAGACCGCCCGATGAGCGCAAAGCACCTCACAAACCCGGTGACACTCACCCTCGCGCTCGACGACCTCGGGTGGCTGCGCAACTTCCTCAAGGAGAAAAGGCTCGCCGCCGAGATCGACCACGAGGAAGTCGAGAGGCTCAACACCGACGTCGCTATCCGCGCCGCAAAGATCGCGCTCAACAGCGAGCTCGAGCGGCTGGCGAAGGTCATCGAAGCTCTGGACGTTGCTATTACCGCAGATGACGCGCGCGACGCAATCGCGAAGAAGATCGCCGCCACAACGCCTCCCGCCGCATAGCACCGACCGCCTAATCAACGAAGGAGACGAAATATGAGGTTTGAGGACAAGATCACCGTCAAGCTGAACCAGGTCGACGCGGCAATCGCAGCGGTCCTCCTCGCAGAAAACGCGGGCCGCGAAGCACTCAAGGCCCTGCTCGCAGACAAGACCGCCGAAATCGGCGGCACCACCAACCGAGGGGACCGCGCGCTCGCAGACTCGTACATCAAGGTAGGTAACGCCTTGACGTTCGCGATCATGAGCGCGAAGGAGAACCGAGGGCTGCAGAGCACGGGCACACTCCACAGGAGCGTCGCACTGGCGGGAGCAGCCGCCGAAGTGGCAGCTGAGGTCGGCACCGAGACGGAGGCCGACGAATGAAGGTCGCACAGGTGCCCGTCTACCTAGACGCAAAGCAGATGCTGTTTATCCGCGAGGATGCGCAGGAGGCGGTACTCGCCGCCGATGCAGATCTTGAGGTGACGATGCAGATCGCGAACCTCCATGCCCGACACCTCGCACGACGCGCGATCTCGACACAGCGCGACATTTACGTCGAGATCGTCAGCAAGCTCGACGAGGCCGAGCAGAAGCTCAACTGCGGCGAGTACGAGCTGCGAGAGAGCGACTGAAACTGCTCCCCGATGAGCGCGGCCACGGGGAGGCCACCCGCAAACCAGAAAAAACACGGCGGGACCGGCTAGAAGATCGCGCAGCCCGACCAGCAGACACCAGGGTGCAAGTCCCTGGCGGGCACGAGACCCGCGCAACGACAGCGCAGGGACAACCACAGACAGGACACCATGATGACCACCATCAACGAAATCGAGGATCGGCTCAACGCAGTCGCTTTCTCAGGCCGCAGCTACCCCGGATCATCACGCGAAGAGGTCACAGCAGCGTACAACGCCGCCGTCGCGGACTTCGAGGCCAACGCCGCCGTCGACATCGCGTACCTCATCGCCCGAGTGCGAGAGCTGCAGGCGGCAATCGTCGTCGCCGCAGCAGGCGTCGCAGACGGTGCAAGCTACATCGCCGCGAGGTACGCCAGCACCCCCTATGAGGCTCGCAAAATCCGACTCGCTGTCTGCGAGGCCATCGACGTGCTAGTCAACGTCGCGCAGGGGACGGCGATCGCGAGCGAAGAGGCCGAGCGATGATCGAGATCAAATCAATCCGGACAGTGCCGGTATACAGCACATGCCCCGTCTGCCGCACACGCCTCGCACCTAAAGGCTCAAACGTTACCGTCACGATCGACGCCGAAAACGAGGCCACCGCAATCAAGACCGTCACACACGCAGCCTGCGCGCGCACGATCGTCGACTTCACCCGCGCTCGCAGCTATACGCCGGCCGAGCTGGCGGAGGTCAGGGCATGGAACGAGTCGGCACAATGACCACCATCGGCAGTCTCTTCACTGGCTACGGCGGTCTGGATATGGCTGTCCGTATGGCCCTCGATCCGGATGCGCGTGTGGCGTGGACGAGCGATGTTGAGCCGGGCCCGTGCAGGCTGGCTGAGGTGCGCTGGCCTGGCGTGCCGAACCTCGGTGACATCACGCAGATCAACTGGGAGACCGTCGAGCCGGTGGACATCATCTGCGGGGGCTCGCCCTGTCAGGATCTGAGCCTCGCTGGGCGCCGTGCGGGCATGGCATCGGGCACCCGATCGGGATTGTGGGAGTCGATGTTCACGGCGATCAAGACACTAAGGCCGCGTCTTGTCGTGTGGGAAAACGTGAAAGGGGCGCTGACGAGTGGAGCGTTCAGTCTGGTGGAATCAGAGAAGGGACTGCTGGGAAACCGAGCAGATGGATCTCTTCTCCGAGCGGCCGGCCGTGTGGTCGGAGATCTGGCCTCAATCGGGTATGACGCGCAGTGGTGTACTATCCGCGCTTCCGACGTTGGTGCCCCTCACCAGCGCGAGCGACTTTTCGTTGTTAGCAACCCCGCAGGCGAACCTTGGCAGCTGCGGGGGATCGCAGGAGCCGGCGAAGCGGCGGGCCGGGGGGCACTCGGTGAACCTGGCAGACCAGATCGAGCATCTGGTGCCCTGATTCCGACGCCGACTGCGTCGGACCACAAGGCGGGGCGTCACCAGGATGGGACGGGTATGAGCCTGTCTCAGGCGGTGCAGATGCTTCCGACGCCGGTCGCGCAGCCCTCGGGCAACTCTCCGGAAGCTCACCTGCGGAAGAAGCCGGGGCGCGAGCGGGTGACCGACCTAGCGATCATCGTCGAACACGGCCTGCTGGCAACGGGCGGTCTCCTGCCGACGCCGCAGGCAACGAACGCAACGGCATCCTCTGCTGGCTACGGCGCGAACTTGCACGAGGTGGCAAGAGGCATGGAAACCGGCGTGTTTGGCGTGTACGGCCAAGCGATTGCCAGGTGGGAGCAAGTGCTCGGACGTCCGGCTCCGGCTCCGACTGTCCCGTCAACGCGCGAGGGGGGGGCGCTCGCGGCTCTCGACGCGCTTCGTCGAGTGGCTCATGGGCTTGCCCGAGGGGCATGTGACCGGAGAAGATCTCGGGCTGACTCGCGAGCAGCAGCTCCGATTGCTCGGCAACGGCGTCGTGCCGCAGCAGGGTGCGGCAGCGATCTACCAACTCATAAAGTTTGCACTTAAGGAGGCAGCATAATGCGGCCAATCTGGACTCTCGACGAAATCCTCATCCCGTCCACACAGATGCTTTCACTCAATGATCGGGGCGACCGTCGCCGCACGGCCCCGACCGTGAAGAACCTACGCACGACGGCGATGATCCGTGCTCGTGCGGCAGGCATCGGACAGTCGGAGCGACTGCGTCTCGTCGCCTGGCTTCGCTTCCCGGACGCAAACCGCCGCGACCCGCACAACTACATGCCGACGCTGAAAGCGCTGGTCGACGGATTCGTTGACGCGGGCATCCTGCCCGACGACGACAAGCATCACCTGCAGGGCCCTGACCCGCGATGCGATCTGCTCGCGCCGATGACTGCGAAGTGCCTCGGCTCGAAGATGGTCGGCATCACTTTCGAGGCGTACCCGTTTGAGGGCCGCGCCGGAACCATCGGCTAAGCAAAGACTAGGAGTTAACGACATGGCCGGAGAAACCGTCATCACTGTCATCGGTAACCTGACCGCTGACCCCGAACTGCGCTGGACACAGGCAGGCGCGCCGGTCGCCGATTTCACGGTGGCCTCCACCCCCCGAACCTACGACCGTAACGCCGGCGAGTGGCGCGACGGCGACGCCCTCTTCATGCGCTGCTCCGTGTGGCGCGAGACCGCTGAGAACGTCGCCGAGTCGCTGCGTAAGGGCATACGCGTCATCGTTCAGGGTCGCCTCACCCAGCGCTCGTACGACACCCAGCAGGGTGAACGTCGCACGGTCGTTGAGCTGCAGGTCGACGAGGTCGGCCCCTCCCTGCGCCGCGCACGCGCGCAGGTCACCCGCGTCCAGGCACAGGCCGCGAGCGCGCCGTCCGCGAGCGCGCCGGGCTCTGGTGGTGCGGGTGGGTGGGCACCGTCTGCGATGTTGGATGCGCCGCAGCATGATCCGTGGGGGGCATCTGCTGCCCCTTCTGAGCCGCCGTTCTGATCGGGACATGTGGAGTAGGTAAGGGGAAAGCCGTGAATGAGCTTGAGCTGTTCGAGTACACGGGGCACGAGATCCGTGTGCAGGTCGCCGAGTCGGGTGAGCTGTTGTTCGTACTCGCGGATCTGGCGGCGGCGCTGGGCATCGCGAACGTGACGCAGCTGCGTGCGCGTCTTGCCGATGACCTATGCCTGACATACCCCATGCGCGACCGCCTCGGTCGGGTGCAGCAGGTGTGGGTGGTGACAGAGCCGGGCTTGTACGAGGTGATTATCCGGTCGGATAAGCCCGAAGCGGCGGCGTTTCGTCGGTGGGTGACCGGAGAGGTACTGCCGTCGGTCAGGCGGCACGGCGTGTATGCGACGGAGTCGGCGGTTGATGCGATGCTGGCTGACCCGGAGACGATGATCCGGACGCTGACGGCCCTGCGGGATGAGCGTGCGGCGCGTGTGCGTGCTGAGGCTGTGGCGGCTGAGGCTGTGGCTGAGGTGGAGGCGCAGCGTCCGCACGCGCAGCTGGGCCGCGCGGTCGCGGCGTCTGGTGAGGCGATGCTGCCGAGTGTGTTCGGGACGGTGTTGTCGGCGCGTGTCGAGGGCATGGGGCCGAACAGGTTTTGCCGATGGCTGCGCGACGCAGGTTATGTGTATCGGCGCGGCGGGCAGATGGTGCCGACCGCGCGGGCGATCACGCAGGGGCTTCTTGAAGCCTCGGAGGTGCAGGTGCCCGGTGGTGGTGTTCGCGTGCAGACCTGGGTGCTTCCGAAGGGGCAGGAGCGGTTCGCGCGTGAGCTGCTTGCTGAGCGGGCGGTGGCGTCGTGATCGAGAGGCGCTGCCCGGATTGCGGCGTTGTGCTTGAGGTGGGGCATGCGAGGTGTCGGCCGTGTTTCCTGCGTTTCGAGGCCGCGTATCAGCGGTACACGGAGCGCGCCTGGATGACGCGTAATTTTCCAGAGTTTAGGCCTCGGGATCTCTTCCCGGAGGACTACTGGGAGCAGGCGGAGGCCAAGAGGACAAGCGTGAAGGAGGATGAGTAATGGCGTGGGTGAAAATGGGCGACGATGCGGACATGTACCCGCGGCTGATGGAGGCGGCGTCGCACCCGAAGGCGGACGGCCGTACCGTGAACGAATTGTTCGGTTTCGTCATGCGTTGTGCCGCTTACTCGGCGGCGCACCTGACCGACAGCGTCATCGAAATGGGCGTCGTTTACACATACGCGGGCGGGAATCCTGACGTCCTGCAGATTGCGCTCGACACTGGCCTCATCGAGTGGGCGGAGACCCCGAAGGGGCGGAAGCCGAAGCTGCTTGAAGATCCTGACTTTGTGCATATCCGCTCGCGCGCCGACGTCGAGTGGAGCCGCCAGCGCCAGCGCGACAACTCCGATAAGGCGCTGCGTCAGGCGGTGATCGCCCGCGACGGCGACCAGTGCCGCTGGTGCGGTGTCGAGGTGTATTGGCCTGGCAAGATGTCTGCCCGTAAGGGGACGCTTGATCATTTGAAGCCCGGGGAGGCTGGCACTGCAGACACGCTCGTTGTCGCGTGTATGCGGTGTAATTCGGCTCGGGCCGATGACCCTACAGGCTCGTGGGATCAGACTCACGAGCTGCTGCCCGCGCCCGAGCGGCCCCGGTACGGGACGTTCACGCGCGGCATGCTCGAACGTGCGGGCGTGCTGCGCGGTGCGGAAGCTGGCGGAAAGGATGGTGAGCGTGCGAGCGCGCACGCGACGGACGGCGACCCGGCCTCGGGCGCACCTACGACGGGTGCGACCTCGGGCTGCGCGGACGCCTCCACGACTGTGAGCGCGCCTGGCAGCGCGACCGTGGGTATCCCGATGAGCACGGATTCCGGTGAGCCTGATCAGCTCACTGTCGAGTCCGGCATCGGTGACCCCGGCGCTGCCCGCACGGACACCACCCAGAACACCGGCTACAAGCGAGAGCGCGGATTCACCCCGACTGGCGTCGGACTCGATTCGTCGCGGCCTCTGGACTCGCGTATGCCCGGGTACGGGTACGGGTCGGGAGTCCGGGTAGGCAGTAGGGATAGAGGACAGGAAGAGGGCAGGGAACAGGTCGGGCAGGCAACCGCCTTACCTGCTGGCTCGAAGAAGCGAAAGCGAAGGAGAAGGAGCAGGAGATGACAGACGAGCACGCACAGCTGCTAGACAGGCTTGAGGACGTGATAGGTGCTCTAGTTGCACAGAGGCACGGGCCGGAAAGGCTGATCGGGGCCTGGGAAATCATGATCGAGACGATTGACCCGTCGCGTCCGGACGTGACAGCTTGGATGACGGACGGCCGAGGGTCGATGCTGGCGCGGCGCGGCCTTATCGAGGTCTGCCGCGACCAGTACCGGGGCGACATCGAGGATGTGGTCGACGATGAGTAGAACGATGACTGATGAGGTGTGCCCGGTGACAGGAGAACCACTGCTGCCAGGTGAATATCTATCTCGTGGCGGGGCGGCACGGCTGAGGGTTGCGACTCAGTCCCTGCCCGGCCTCATGGCGGATCTGGCGTACATCACGTCGCGCAAGTCGGTGCCGGAGGGTGGCGGATCGAAGGGGCACTCTGTCTCGTCGCCGCCGCTGCGTCTCGCGCTCATGCTTGAGGTTGACGAGATGGCCTCGGCCTTGCAGACATGGGGTGATGAGCTGATCCGCCTCGTCATGGGCCCCAAATACAGCGTGCCCGCGAAGGATTGGCGGATGGTCGCGCAGCTGTTCGCCGCTCACGAGGACCGTATTCGGCGTTGGCCGCAAGCGGCGCAGTGCGCTGACGAGGTGCTGTATTCGATCAAGCGCTTGGAGCGTCTCGCGGCCCCGGCGCACGCGCGCCTCGTGTTCGTCGGCAAGTGCCCGAGGTGCGGCGCTGACCTGCTCGCACGGGAGGGTGCCGACGAAGTGAAGTGCCGTGAGTGCTGGCAGCAGGTCGATTGTCGGACGGCCGTCGTCCTCATGATGGCCGAGGCAAAGCGGCTTGAGCTGCCGCGTCCGCGTGCGACGAGGGTCGCTGAGCTGATTGTCGGTAAGCCGATCAAGGACGCGACCGTGCGGTCGTGGTGTCAGCGGCGGAAGCTGCGGCCGGTCTCGCCGGAGGTCGGGCCCCGCACCTACAGGGTCGCGGACATCGTGGCCCTCGCGTCCTGACGGCGATCCACCCCCGGGCAGTGCCTTACGCGCACCCGGGGGTGGTTCGTACCCGGAGGGGGCCTCGAAACCACCCCCGGGGGTGCTTGCAAACACCCGGGGGGTGTTCTGCATCCAGGGGGCCTCGAAACCACCCCCGGGGGTGTTGTGAAACACCTAGGGGGCAGGTCTTGCGAACCGGGTGCAACGGTGTATATTTCTAGTGTGGCCTTCCGCGTAAGTGGGGGGCCATTCGAGTTTGCGGCGAGGGGGTGGCGAGCATGGTGTCATCCCGGACCGGGACGAGCCAGTACAAGCATTGGCGCAAGCGAGTGCTCGCGGCCGGCCGCGCGGCTGGTGTCACGCACTGTCCGTCATGCAATGTTCTTCTCGATTATGTGAACACGCGGACGCCGTCGTCGGCCGAGCCTGATCACATTCTTCCTCATCGTTGGGGCGGCAAAAACGTCCTCGAGAACGGTCGAGTGCTGTGTCGTCGGTGCAATCAGTCGCGCGGCGATCGCGTGAACGTGCCAAAACGGCAGGTTCGGCCGTCCTCGATTGACGTTGATTGGTGAAAACACCCTGTTTGTGGCGTAATTTCAACGAGAATAGGGGCGCCACCCCCTCCCTCCCCCACCGTTCGTGCCCACAGCGGTATAGCGCCATACCCCCCCGCTTTCAGGCGGGTTGAGCTGGAAAAACGCTGACCGACTGTGTTCGTTTCGCACGCGCTCGCTGGGGGTGTCTGGTGGGGTGCTGGCGCTCGCGGTAGGCGTTTTTCGTTGGTATTGGGCGTTTTAGGGGGTGGTTGGGGTGGCGAAGAAGAAGGCGGACGCGAAGAAGGCGGATGCGTTCGATGAGCTTGATGCCAGGAAGAAGCTGCTCGATCTGACTCTCGCGTCCCTCGAGTACGCCGAGTTCGATAAGCGCGCGCCCCTGATTCGGGAGGCTCGGGCGCTGATTTCCGAGATTTCAGGTACCTCGGGGGCTGCGGTTCCCGAGTCGGTGAAGGGAGAGGGGGGCCAAGTTGTCGATTTCCAGCAGCGATTGGCGAAGCATCGAGCAGGCTCCCCGGCTGCGGGTCGCCGTTGAGCGCCGCGCCAAGTCCTTCGGCGATCTCGCGGGAGAGTTCGCCTCAACCTTCGGGCTGATGCCCGATGCCTGGCAGCAGCTCGTCCTCGACGACTGGCTCGCCGCCTCCGCCAAAGACGAATGGAAACACCCAGTCGCCGGCCTGTCCGTCCCCCGCCAGAACGGCAAGAACGCCTTGCTCGAGATGCGCGAACTTTTCGGCATGGTCCTGCTCGGCGAGACGGTGATTCACTCGGCGCACGAGGTCAAATCCGCGCAGGCACACTACCGGCGCTTCAAGGAGTTTTTCGGCAAGAAGGCCGACGACGAGGCCGCTCGATACCCTGAGCTAAACGCAATGGTCGAACAGGTCCGCAACGTCAACGGCCAAGAAGCGATCATCCTAAAGCGTGATCCGTCGCGCGGCTGGCACGGCGGCTCCCTCCGTGTCATCGCGCGCTCGAAATCCTCGGGCCGAGGCTTCACCGCTGACCTGATCGTCCTCGACGAGGCGCAGGAGCTAACCGAGGACGCTCTCGAAGCGATCACCTCGACCGGCTCGGCCGGTCACCTCGGCAACTCACAAGTGCTGTACACGGGCACACCGCCCGGCCCGAACGCAAACGGCCAGGTGTTCGAGCGCATCCGAGATCAGGCACTGTCTGAGCACCCCGGCGCGATGTGCTGGCACGAATGGTCCGCTGACCCTGACAAGCCTCTGCGCATGGACGACGTCAAGACCTGGGAAGCAACGAACCCCGCGCTACTGGCGGGCCGCATGAAGCGAGCCTTCATCGAGCTTGAACGCAAGACACTCTCGGATGAAGGCTTCGCGCGCGAGCGCCTCGGAATGTGGCCGGCCAACGCAGGCGCATCGCGGGCCATCGACCCGACCACCTGGGACGCTACAACGGCCGAAGCGCCGGCAGACGGCATCCGGTCCTTCGCCGTCGCTTTCAGCGCGGACGGCAAACGTCAGGCGCTCGCAGGCGCACTGAAAACCGGCACCGGCCCCGACACCCGCTTCCACGTCAACGCCATCGACACGTTCACCGGATCGACGGACGACGGCGTGAAGGCCGTCGCCGACTGGCTCGCCGCCCGAAAAGACCGCACAGCGCAGATCAACCTCGTCGGAGGCTCCGGCGCGTCGGCGCTCGCGGACGCCCTGCAGGTACGCGGTGTGCCCGCGAAGATCGTGCACATCATGACGACGCGCGAGTACCTCGAGTCGTGCTCGATGTTTTTCGAGGGGCTGCGCGACGGACGCATCACGCACCCTGCCGGTGATCCGGAGGACGCGCTTAACACGGCGGTGGCCGTGTGTGACAGGAAGATTCGCGCCCGCGACGGCGCGTGGGGATGGGAAGCGTCAATCCCCGATGGAGACGAAACCCCGCTAGAGGCCGTGTCTGCGGCTGTTCTGGCGGCTAAGACCACCCGGCGCAGGCCGGGCAAGAAAGCGAGGGCCCTGTGAGCGCCAAGAAATTCATGCTCGCGACCCCGGTGTCGTTCTCGGCTCCGGCCGTGCCGGGTCTGACACCCGCAGAGCAGGCGGCGCTCGCGCAGCTCGTCGAGCTGTGGCGCGTCAAGCAGCCCCGCAATCGCCTGCGGCAGGCGTACCTCGACGGCGTCGTCCGCCCCGACAACCTGAACATCTCGGTACCCGACGACATGGTCGACCAGCTCGGAGCGGTCATCGGCTGGCCCCGGAAGGTCGTTTTCGGCCTGTCGGATCTGCTGATCTGGGACGGAGTCACCTCATCGACCGGCAGCGATAATCCCTTCGAGATCGACGACCTGCTCGCGGCGACCGGCTTCGAGCTAGAGATCGCACAGACGATCCCATCCTCGCTCACGCACTCGGTCGCATTCCTGACACTGCGCAAGGGCATCGAGGCGGCAGGCGAGCCGCCCGTGATCATTCAGGGGCACTCTGCGGACTGGGCTGCGGGCCTCTGGGACCGCGTACGACGCCGCCTGTCCTACGGGCTGACCATCGACGACATCGACGACGCCGGACGCCCGACACGCTTCACCCTGTACACCGCCGACTCGACCTGCATCGTCGAGCTGAATGCGGCGTCGGCCTGGCGGATCATTCACGCCGAATTGCATGGCATGGGCGCGCCAATGATGGAGGCCCTGCCCTTCGAGCCCTCGCTCGACCGTCCGCTCGGGCGCTCGCGGATCTCCCGTGACGTCATGAGCATCACTCAGCGCGCAATGCGCACCGTGCTGCGTGAAGAGCTGGCGACGGAACTGTTCACGGCTCCTGGCATCCTGCTGTCGGGCGTAGATTCGGACCTGATTGACGATCTACGCTCGTGGGACTGGAAGCTAGGAACGATCAAGACGATCTCGTCCGGTGAAGAGCCGGAGGGACCGAAGGTAACGGTCTTGCCGCAGCAGTCAAGCCAGCCGTTCACGGAGCAGATGCGCGCTCTCGCGACCGAGCTATCGGGCGTCTCGTCCCTGCCGGTCTCATCCCTCGGTGTCATTCAGGACAACCCCTCGTCGGCGGAGGCTCTGTACGCGGCGAAGGAAGAGCTGGTCATCAAGGCGAAGAACGCACAGCGAGTGTTCGACGCGGCCTTGAACCGCGTCTATGCGCACGCGGTGATGATGCGCGACGGTATCGATGAGATGACGCCTGAGCTGCGGTCTCTGGCGACGCGATGGGGCGACCCCGCTCACCCGTCGATTGTCTCCCAGTCTGACGCGATCGTGAAGCAGATCAGCGCCTTGCCGTGGCTCGCCGAATCCCCCGTCGTCCTCGAAGAGCTGGGATATTCGGGCTCGCAGATCGCGCGCCTGATGTCGGACAAGCGCCGCGCAGAAGCGTCCGGTCTCCTTGAGCGCCTGTCAGCGGCTGATGCCGATGCCGCAGACGCGCCTGCTACGACCGAAGAGAAGTAGAGATCATGAGGGGGCAGCGTGCATATCCACGACGTGCAGCAGCTCGCGCGCACACAGAACCGCGCAGGCGATCTCGCTGAGCGCCGACTGAGGGCACTGTGGAAGCGCCTGCCTCTCGATGACCTCGGGACGCTTGAAGATGCTCTGTATCAGCTGTATCCGCGCCTAGTCGAGGAATCAGCTGAGGTCGCGTCGTCAGCGGCGCTCGAATGGTACGAGAAGCAACGCGAAGCCGAAGGCGTAGCGAAGGTATACTCCCCGACGATGCCGGCCGGCCTCGTGGACCAGGACGACGCGGAGAAGATCGTCGGCGCAACGCTGCGAGATCTGCGCGAGGGCATCGACCGCGCAAAGGCACTCACGCGCCTCACGGACGGCGCTCGCAAGCTGATCTCAGACTCAGGCAGAGCAACTGTGCAGCACGCTGCCGAGGGTGACCCGAAGTCCCCGAGGTACGCGCGCGTGCCGACAGGCGCTGAGACGTGCGCCTGGTGCATGCTCTGGGCATCACGAGGATTCGTCTACCGCAGCGAAGAGACAGCGCACTTCAAGCGCTCACACTTCAAGTGCGATTGCCAGATCGTGCCCTCATGGTCGAAGAAGCCCCGCATCAAGGGCTACGACGCCTCGAAGTACGAGGACATGTATCGGAAGGCACTCGCCTCACTTGAGGACGACGGCGCTTTCATCGACGACGCACGCGTCATCACGGCGAAGATGCGAGAGCTCTTCCCCGACCAGCTCACGGACGGCCACACGCCGAAGCCGTGACCACCATCCACCCCGCAGCCAGCCTGGCATGCGGGGTCTTTTCACGCCGGCCGGCGCGTAAAGCACAGACCGGACAACCTCTGTTCTCTCCGCAATGGAAGGAAAACCAATGGAAAACACCACCACCGATCAGGAGATCAAGGACGGCGCGCAGGCACCGGCCGAAACCTCCACCACCACCGATACGGCCGTCCAGGACACCGCGCCCGCCGACACCGCAGAGACCTCGCAGGAGGAAACGCAGGCCGACGCCGAGCAGGACTGGAAGGCTCACGCCCGCACGTGGGAACGCCGCGCAAAGGCCGACCACAAGCAGCTCGAAGCGCTCACGGAAGCGATCAACGGTAAGGACACCACAATCGAGGAGCTGCGCTCTCAGGTCGCAGCCCTCGAAGCGCAGGCGCACCGAGCCAAGCTGATCGCCTCCGCCGCCTCCGAGTACGGCGTCCCCGCCGACCTCATCCACGGTGACACCGAGGACGAGATCAAGGAGATCGCGCAGCGACTCGCCGACTGGCGAGGTGCCACGGCCACCCCGGCCGTGCCCGCGCTCGCGGACTCGGGCGCTGGTGTTTTCCCGCCTCGTCCGTCGTCTCTGTCTCTGGATGAGCAGATCGCGGCGGCGCAGAGCGCTGGCGATTTCAAGCTGTCGGCGCGTCTCAAGGCGGTCAAGCTCGCGGGCCTGACCGCTGAATCCACCAACTGACCTATTCCCCTTCTCTTGACAGGAGATTCATATGCCCGGTATTACCGAGATGGCAACAACGTACAATTGCCCGAATTACGTCGGCGAGCTGTTCGCCGCATCCCCGGAGGACACGCCCCTGCTGTCCTCGATTGGCGGTCTGACTGGCGGCGAGTCCGTCGAGTCGACGACCTTCGGCTGGCAGGTCTCTGACCTGCGCGACGCCGCAGACAACCGTCAGCGCGTCGAGGGCGCGGACGCTACCGCGTTCGAGACCCGCACCCGCACGAACGTCGAGAACGTCCTGGAAATCCACCAGGAGGCCGTCTCCGTGTCGTACACGAAGATGGGCGCACGCCGTCAGTACGGCCCAACCGGCACCGCCGTGCAGCTCGGTTCGACCACGCTGCCCGCTGACGAGCTCGCCGAGCAGCTGCAGGCGCAGATCAAGCAGATCGCCCGCGACGTCGAAAAGACCTTCATCACCGGCACCTATGCGAAGCCGACCACGAACGCGCAGCCGCGTAAGACGCGCGGCCTGCTGCAGGCCATCACGACCAACGTCGCGACGACCACGCACAAGGCCAGCGAGCTGACCGCATCCGACGTCCTCGACCTGATTCAGAAGGTCTGGGAGAACGGCGGAGTCCAGGAGACCGAGACCCGCACGATCATCGTCAATGCCTCGCTCAAGCGTGCGCTGACCCGACTGTTCGTTAAGGACGGCTTCGAGCAGTCCGACCGCAATGTCGGCGGCGTCAACCTCAAGATGCTCGAGACCGACTTCGGGTCCTTCAACATCATGCTCAACCGCTACATGCCTGCGACGAAGCTCGCGGTCGTCTCCCTCGAGCAGCTCGCCCCGGCTTTCCTCGAAGTGCCCGGCAAGGGCAACTTCTTCGCCGAGCCGCTCGCCAAGAGCGGCGCGTCCGAGAAGGTCATGCTGTACGGCGAGATTGGCCTCAAGTACGGCAACGAGAAGGCGCACGGCGTCCTGACTGTGGCGGCTGGCTGATCAACAGACAAAGGAGAACAGCAACATGGCAAAGAAGAAGATCGAAATGGTGACGCTCCGCTGCGACGCGATCCCGACCCTGCTCATCACGACCCCGCACATTCAGTTCGAGGACGGCCTCGCGACCGTCCCGGCAGCTGACGCCGAGATCATCCTCGACGTCCTCGGCGAGGACTTCGGCATCACCAGCGAGGACGGTGACACGCAGCCCGAGCCGGCACCCGAGGCCGCCGCTGACGCGGAGGACGCGCCCACCGACTAGCAGCTAGGAGGCTGAGCATGGCACCAGCGGCTGACCCGCTCGAAGTCAAGATCGCAGCCTTCCGCGCCCGCTACAGCCTATCTGAGGAATCCCAGGTAGGGCAGCAAGTCGTAGAAGCCGCCCTCACCCGAGCCGCACGCATCGTCCGCGACGAGCTCGCAGCCGACAAGATCGACCTCGCCGCCGCGCTCGCGGACGGCACGATCCGGCGCGACTCGTATGAGGACGTGGTCTGCGACATGGTGCGTTATGCAATCCGTCAGCAGGCGGATGGCTTTGCGTACGGTGCGACGCAATCGACGGTCACGGGCGGGCCGTACAGCCAGTCCTCGACGTTTAGCGCGCCGGTAGGGTCGATGAGCTTCACGCGGGTCCATCGGCGCAGGCTCGGGATCCGTCTGACTCGCTTTGCGTCTGTCCGGACGATCGGGGTGCGCTCATGATCTTCGGGGAGACTGTGCAGCTGAGGAATTGGCAGACCGGCTCGCTCGATGAGTTCGGCAATCAACGCGTCGAATACAGTCGGACGTCGATCTCGATCAGTAACGTTCTGATCGCTCCGGCCTCATCGCAGGATCTGGGGCCGGAGCGACCGAACGGCGATGCGACGATCATGACTTTCCATTTCCCCAAGACCTATATCGGGCAACTTAAGGGCTGTCTGATCGGCTGGAAGGCGCGCTGGTGGGAAGTGATCGGGGACCCGCAGCCGTACGCCAAGGACTCGACGCCTGGTGTGTGGAATCGGCCTGTTCAGGCAAGGCTGGTGGAGGGCTGACGTGGTGAAGATCAAGATCGACAACGCGAGTCTACGCGAGCTGACGACGCCGATGATTGAGTCCGCTGCAGAGCGGATCGCGGAGGCGGCGGGCAAGGGCTTTGAGCCGTCTGTGCAGCAGGGCAAGACGAGGCCGCACGGCATCGTCAAGACTGCGACGTTCAAGGCCCGCCGCGACAACGCCAGGCATAACGCGCTACTCAAGGCGCTGAATGCGGGGCGCGTATGACGTCATCGACAGCCGCGCTTATCGCCTATTTGGCGCGGAAGTTTCCGGGCACGTCGGTCTCGAACCGAGTGCCGGAGACCCGGCCTAAGAAGTTCATTACGGTCGAGCGGACGGGCGGGCAGCGCACGCACCTGTGGGATTCCCCGATGTTCGCAGTGCAAGCCTGGGCTACGACCGAGGCTGAGGCGTCTGCGCTTGCTGATGAGGTCGCCGTCGCGATCTTGGACTGGCAGCGCGAATCAATCGTCGCGTACTCCGACGTCAGGTCGGTGTACGCCTTCCCGGACCCGGATGCACGGGTCCCTCGTTTTCAACTGACGGTGAGCGCCACCCTGGCGCTCACCTGACACATTTTCTCTTGACAGGAGAGTCATATGGCAGAACAGAATTCTGCGCTTGTTACTGCGGCTAAGCCGCAGAAGGGCGGAGCGTTTTTCGCCGCGCCGCTGGGCACGCCGCTCCCCGCTGATGCGACGACTGCGCTCAACACGGCGTTCGTGAAGTTGGGCTACCTCTCGGAGGACGGCTTCGAAAATCCCATTGAGACCGAGTCCTCGGATATGAAGGCGTTTGGCGGCGACGTCGTCCTTACACAGCAGACCGGGTACAAGGAGACGTACAAGACGAAGCTGCTGCAGGCGCTCGATCCTGACGTCCTCCGCGAAGTGTTCGGACAGGAAAACGTGACGCAGCAGGGCGGCACTGACAAGCCGATCAGCGTGCGGCACAACTCGAAGATCCTGCCTCGTCGCGTGTTCGTGTTCGAGGTCCTGCTCACGGGTGGCCTCATCAAGCGGATCGTGATCCCCGAGGGCCAGATCACCGAGCGAGGCGGCGTCGTGTACAAGGATGGCGACGCAGTCGGTTACGAGGTCACGATCACCGCGTACCCGTCCGCAAAGGTTGAGGGCGACTGCGCCCGCGAGTACATCGCGAAGGCTGCGGCCTGATCGACCTCACAGTCGTGGAGAGGGGCGGAGCCTGCCTGACCACCATCCCCGGGGCGCAGGCAGGGGCGCGCCCCGCCCCTCTCCATTCCACCTACCAATAGGCGCGACAAAGACTCACAGACTTAGAAAGGTTTAGCGCGATGACTTTTTACAACCAGATGGTGCCCGGCAACCCCGACGACCCCGATGACGTTGAGAACGTCGCAGCCCCGCTGCGCAGCGACGTCGAGATCGAGTGGCACGGTGGCCCGCGCGAGCAGGGCGGATACGCTACCGCGCGTTCCGCTGACGGCTCGATGGAGGCCGTGCACGACTCTCTCAGACGATACGAGCGCGCCGTTGAAACGGCTGCGACTAAGGTCGCGGAGGCGAGCCAGCAGGAGACGCATGAGGCTCCTCACGGCCCGGTCAATAGCATCCCGCAGGTGCTGCGTACGATCGAGATCCGGGGCGTGCAGGTGACTGTCGACCCGACCGTATTCGATGACTTTGAGCTGCTCGAGTCTCTCGCGGAGATTCAGCGCGGTGACGTCCTCGCCCTCCCGGCTGTGTTCCGCGCGGTCGCTGGCGATAAGGCTCAGGCGCTGCTCGACGCCGTCAGGGACGAGCGCGGCCGCGTCACGGCGACTGCCGCGACTGAGATGCTCGTGCAGATCATGAGCGAGCTGGCCCCAAAAGCCTGACCCTCGCCGCGATCCTGACGCACGCGCCCGATGAGCTAGAGGCAGACTTCCTCCGGTTCTTCGGGCGCGGCCCGCGCCAGATGCCAGCAAGGCAGGCAGCGCGCCTCGCATCCGTCGTCATCAAGCAGGCGGAATCCTGGACGCTTCGTGCAATCGACCAGGAATGGCAGTGGAGGTCACTCGACACCCACCTCGCCGCGATTCAGGCGGACTCACTGCGGTGGCTGCAATGGTCGAAAACCGAGGCAGCGCAGAAGGGCAGGGGAGCGCCGCCGCCGATCCCACGCCCGGGCACGCGTATCGAGATCGACCACATGCCCGACACGGACTGGATCGACAAACAACTCAGCGCGGCACGCCAGCCAGTTGAAAACTAGATAAGGAGAGGGCATTGGCCGAAGGCACTTCACTGGGCACAGCCTGGATCGACGTCGTACCGTCATTCAGGGGCCTCAAGAAGCAGATCGCATCTGAATTCGGATCAGGCGACGTCACGTCCGCACTCACGGGCGCGACAGAATCCTGGGGCTCGAAGATCGGCCAGTCGCTCTCGAAGCACATCGGCGGCGCCCTCTCATCAATCGGCAAGCTCGGCCTCGGCGGAGTCGCCGCAGCAGTCGGCGGAATCACCGCAGCGCTCGCGGCTCAAGTCCCCGCGGCGATCTCCGCGTCAGACGCGACCGATAAGTTCAAGAAAACGCTCGAATTCGCGGGCGTTGACCCCTCACGAATCAAGCAGCTGACAAAAGCTGCGCAGACCTACGCTGACCAGACCGTCTACGATCTGTCTGACATTCAGTCGGTGACGGCGCAGCTCGCCGCGAACGGCGTCAAGGACTTCGACAAGATGGCCGAAGCGGCCGGCAACGTAAACGCGATCGCGGGCGGCACCAAGGAAACTTTCAAGCAAGTCGCGCTTGCGCTCGTGCAGATCAACGGTGCGGGCAAGCTCACGACTCAAGACTGGAATCAGATAGCCGCCGCCATTCCAGGCGCGTCCGGCAAGCTGCAGGAAGCCCTCAAGGCCAACGCAGCGTTCACAGGCAATTTCCGCGACGCAATGAGCCAAGGCCAGATCACGGCCGAGGAATTCAACCAGGCGCTCATGGACCTCGGCTTCACCGACGTCGCAGAACAAGCCGCCAAGTCCGCGTCGACGTTCGAGGGCGCGTGGGGCAACCTAGAAGCCGCCGTCGAAAAGGGCCTCGTCGCCTCCCTCGACAAGGTCAAGGAGCCCCTGACCGACATCATCAACGCAGTCGGCGAGCAGGTCGGACCAGCCTTCGACAACGCGGGCAAGTACGTCGACATTTTCGCGGGCAAGCTCCGTCCCTTCGCCGACGCCATGAAGGACGGAAAACTCACCCTCGAGGACATCGCCAAAGCCCTCGGAGAAGCCACCGGAGGATTCGCCGCACTCGCGGGCGCGGGCATGCTGCTTGCTGATCCGTCACTGATCATCGGAGCGTTTGATGCGTTGCCGTCGCCGTCTGTTCTCGTGGAGAAGTTCTCGGGTCTTGGCGGCGCGGTGAAGGAGGGCGCGGGCAAGGTGTTCGCGCCGGCCGTCGAGGCGGTCGGTAAGCACGCGGCAGACCTCGGCACCGCGCTGAAGTCTGGTGCGGGCGAGGCCGCATCGAATGCGTCTGCTGCAATTGGTGAGAAGCTCTCGGGCTTCGGCCGCGTGATCCGCGAGGGCGCTGACAAGCACATCGGTCCTGCGTTCGGGTCTCTCGGCGAGAAGTTCTCAGGTATCGGCGGCACCCTCAAGGAGGGTGCGGGTAAGGTCCTCGGCCCGGCTGTGGAGTCAATGCGCGGCGTCGGCCCGAAGATGGGGCAAGCACTTGCCGGTGCTGCTGGCCCGGTCGGCTCGGCCGTCGAGGATCTGCTCGGGCAGGTCGGAATGTTCTTGAATCCGGCTCGCTTCGGCAAGGTCCTGGCCTTCGGCGGTCTCATCACTGCTGCTGTCGCTGGTATCGGTGCGCTGGTGCAGGCGTCTGGCGGTGAGCTGACGACGCAGATTCAGACGATGATCTCGGACATGATTCTCAACGTCTCGAAGTACGGCTCGGAGCTGGTCTCGAATGCCCCGCAGCTGATCGCGTCGGGCGCTGAGGCTGTCAAGACGCTGATCACTGGCATCACGAACGCCTTGCCGGTCCTGCTGAATATGGCCGGGCAGATCATCGAGGCATTTGTTGGCGCTTTCTCGGATTGGCTTCCGCAGCTGATCCCCGCTGCCGCACAGATGATCGTTGCCCTCGTGAAGGGCCTCGTCGACATGCTGCCGCAGCTGATTAATGCCGGTGTCGACCTGATCAATGGTTTGACGGCCGGACTGACGGCAGCGATCCCAGTTCTCGTCAATGCGCTGCCGGGCATCATCACGTCTCTACTGGACGCACTATCGCAGGGCATCCCTCAGCTGATTCAGGCGGGCGCGGGCTTGCTGACTGGCCTGATCAATGGGCTGGTGCAGGCGATCCCGACGCTGGCGGCGGCGCTCCCGCAGATCGTCACGACGATCGTCACCACAGTTGTGCAGGCACTGCCGCAGCTGATTCAGGCGGGCGTGCAGGTCCTGCAGGCGCTGATCAGCGGCCTGCAGACAGCGCTGCCGGCGTTGATCGATATGCTGCCGCAGATCCTCACGACCGTCGTCACGACGATCGTCGAGAATCTGCCTCTGATCATCGAGGCCGGCATTCAGCTGTTGACAACACTGATTAACGGAATCCTCGAAGCGATCCCGCAGCTGATCGACATGCTGCCGACGATCATCAATACCATCGTGACGACACTGATCACGAACTTGCCGATGATCATCAGCGCAGGCGTGCAGCTGCTGATCGGTGTCATCAACGGCATCATGCAGGCGATCCCGCAGCTGATCGAGATGCTGCCGCAGATCATCACGACAATCGTCACGGTGCTCGTGCAGAATCTGCCACTGATCCTCAATGCCGGCGTGCAGATCCTCACGGGCCTGATCGACGGCATCATGCAGTCCCTGCCCGCGCTGAAAAACATCTTCTTTGACATTCCGAAGCAGATCGTGAATGTCCTGTCTAACGTCCCGTCAATGATGGTCTCGTCGGGCAAGAAGATCATCCAGGGCCTGATCGACGGTATCAAGTCGATGGCGGGTGCAGCGGCGGGCGCGGTCTCTGACTTGCTCAGCGGTGTCCGAAAGTACTTGCCGTTCTCGCCAGCGAAGAAGGGCCCATTCTCAGGCCACGGTTGGACCCTGTACTCGGGCCGCTCGATTGTCGAGGCTCTCGCTGAGGGCGCGGCGCAGCGCGCGCCGATGTTCGAGGCGGCGATCAGGGACACGATCGCGGCCGGGCAGGAGCAGCTCAACGGCCTCGAGGCAGGCGCTTTGTCGGTCACGGCAGGGCTTGGTGGCGCGGCTGGTCTGGCGCGTATCCAGGCGACCGGCCCACAGTACTTGGTCGTGCGCGACTCGGATGATCAGCTGATCGGCCGCATGCGCGTCGAGGCCGGGGGCGTCGTCTCGGATGGCCTCGCCCCGGCGTCGCGCTCTGCGCTGCGTGAGCGCATCGGATTCTAAGGAGTAATAGCTCATGGCGATTCAGTGGTCAGCGTCGTCCGGGTACATGTCGGTCGGCGTGGAAATGTGGTACACCGGGGACCCCCACCAGGGTTACGTCGAGGTGTACGCCCAATTCTGGCTGCGCTCGGACGGCTACGGGCACAATTTCTCAGCGAGCACCTCATGGTGGGGCAATGTGGGCGTCGGCTCGGAGACGGTGTCTTTCTCGTCTCCGACCGGCGCGACCGTGTATAAGGACATGGGCACGTCTCACTGGCGCGAGAACCTGCTGCCGAATCAGGAGCGCTCGATTGGTGTCGGCTATTCGCTGGGGCCGATCTGGAACGGGGGCCACCCGTCGATGCAGGCGTGGCTCACGCTGCCTGCTCGTCCGGCGAAGCCGCCGTCAGCGCCGTCGTACTGCAAGGCGACGCTGCTCGATGATGGCAAGTCAGTGTCGGTGTCGTGGCCTGCTGCGAAGCCGGCAGATGCAACGTCGCCGATCCGGTCGTACGTGATCGAACGATGGGACGCATACTCTGACAATTACTCGGGGCCGTGGCTACCGCGACAATGGCACGTAGTGTCCTGGGTGAACGTCGAGGGATCGACGGCCCCAACGTTCAGCGTGATCGACACCAAGGCCGTGTACGCGAACGATCGTTTCTGGTATCGAGTCTATGCGTCGCCGATCATCCCGACGCAGGTGCGCGACGTCTCAGACTTCATCCCGGGCCCGGCGTCCCCGCAGTCGAACGGCGTATCGACAGCACCTGAGCCGCCAGCGGAGCTGACGGCCGCGAAGAATGAGCGCGGCCAGATCCGCATCACCTGGAAAACAACATTCGCGTATCCGCAGGACGCGACTGTCGAGATCCTCGACGGCAATAAGAAGGTCGGAGAGGTGCGAGCCGACGCGGACGGATGGGTCCACGAGACCGCAGACCTGCAGGTGCCGCACACGTACCGAGCGATCCTCAAGACCGACAATCTGGAATCCGAACGCTCGGCACCGTCGAATACAATCCAGGTGCTGCAGAAGCCAGGGATTCCGGCCGTCTCCGGCCCGGGAACATACGCTGCGGTCGGAGCCGTCGCGTTCACGTGGGCGCACAACTCCCTCGACGAGACGTGGCAGGAAGCGGCCGACATTCGGTACGCCACCGTGTACACGGAAACCGCGAACGGCCATCGCGCCGGGGACTCGGGCCCCTGGCAGAGCGTCTCCGTCACGGGGGCCGTGCAGACCAAGACTATTGACCTGCCGGCTGGCGTCATCGACTACCAGATCCGCACGAAGGGTCAGCACCGCGAGTACTCGGACTGGTCCCCGGTCAGGCGGACCACGGTCACGTACGCGCCGGTCGTCGCGCTCGCGCCCGACGCGCTCACGCTCGACCGCTCGGCATTCGACGGGGCGCTCGTCGTCTCGCACGTGACGGGATCGTCGACGACGATCTCGACAGTGCTCTGCGAGCTGCTCTCGTCGAACCTGCAGGCTATCGAGCAGATCAAGGGCAGCGCGACAGCGCTCGGCGTCGCGCCGACGTTCTCGCGTGCGCCCCTGCGATTCAAGGCGCGCCTCGAGAATCGCACGGAGTATGTCGTCCGCGTGACGCTCACGGACGGATACGGGCTCACGACCACCGTCCAGCGGCGGTACACGGTCGAGTATCCGACGCCGCCCGAGCCGATTGTGACAGCCTCCTGGGAAGAAGATGAGGGTGACATGCTCATCTCGATTGCCTCCCCCGCCGTCCCGGCCGGCTCTAAGCAGCCGCCGACCGTCGAGACGCGGCTTGAGCGATCAATCGACGGAGGCTCGACCTGGACAATCGTCGCAGATAAACTCCCGCCCTCAACCATGTACAAGGACCGGGAGAGCCTCACGAACGGAACGACCAAATACAGGGTGACCGCGACGTCGGCAATGCCCTCATCCTCCGTTACGGTCATCGACGCGCTCGCGGATTCGCAGGCGGTGTGGATTTCGGCGGGCCAGGGGTTCTCACGGTCGGTGCGTCTGGCGTGGAATCCAGTGACAGGCTCGCAGATGGGCCTCGTGAATCGCGAGGTCAAGTACTTCGCGGGACGGAGGCTGGGCGTCGAGCTGTCGGGCACGCAGCGTCAGAGGGTCGTGCAGGTGTCTGCGGCGCTGCTGGACTCGTCATCGCGTGAGCGGCAGGCGCTTGAAGATCTGGCCTACATGCCCGCGCCGTTCATGTACCGAGATCCCCTCGGCCGTGTCCTGTACGGCTCGCTATCGGACGTGCAGTTCGGCCGCGAGGTCGGCGGTATCTGGTCGGTATCGGCAAAGCTAACAGAGGTGAACCGTGGCTGATTCGTCGCCTGTTCGGCAGGCTGATTATCGGGTGATGCTCACGACGCCGGACGGGCAGGACATTGGCCTGCTCGATGGCGTCGAGTCCGGGTCGGTGACATTGTCTGCGACGTCGCGTCTGCGAGCGTCGGGGCAGCTGAGCCTCACAGAGACAGCTCAGGAGATCGACTGGTTCAACATGCACGCCCGCGTTGATTACGTGCCGGTCGGCATGGAGGGCTGGCCGGTCGCGACTTTCGTGATGTCGTCGCCGACCCGCTCGGTCAATGACCACCGTGTGACGAGGGACGTCGAGCTGCTCTCGACGCTCGCATATCTCGACCGAATGGCGACTGACCGTATCGAGCAGGTCGGAAATGCGCACCTGACAGACAATGAGCGATGGGGACTGATTAGAAGATACGCGGCAAAGGCACGTAATCTGCGGATAGGATTCAGAAAGTTTGGGGATTACGGAGGCGTCGGAGAGCCGAGCCTCATCAATGAGTCGATCGCATACGACGTCGGAACGAACGTGCTCACGATGCTCAACGATTGCGCACGCCTCGTCGGCTGGGGTGCACTGATCCCCGATCCGTACGGGGTCATCACGGGCGGGCCGTATATCCGGCCGTCACGCCGACCAGTGTCCTACATTTTCCGCGAGGGGGACTCGGCGATCCACTCGGCCGACTGGACAATCGACCGCGACATATTCTCGGTCCCGAACGTCGTGGTCTGCGTAGGGACGCCGGGATCAGACGATACGCAGCGCGGAGACGACAAATTCTACGCAGGGCCATCGCCGGCTGTTGTTGGTGTTGCGCGCAACGATAGTCCGCGTGACCCTCTCTCGACGGTGAACCGCGGCGAGATCATGCACGTCGAGACCGGCGTGAAAGCGACGTCACAGGCGGCAATCAATCAGGTCGCGCAACGGATCCTCACGGAGAAAGCGCTGCCTGCCGCATCTCTCGTGATTGAGCATCTGCCGATCAATATCCGACCCGGCGCGGTCGTCGAGTTCATCTCTCAGGGACAGCGCCTGCGGGGAACGGTTCAGGAGATGAAGATACCGCTATCGCCGACCGCGCTCGTTACGACCACAATCAAGGAGATTCCCGGTGAGTGACCTCGATTATCTGACTGAAGTCGTCGCTGAGCTGCGCCGAAAACTGGACGCGCAGCCCACTTATCAGTGGGCTACATGCGTGCGGAAGGCGACGCAGGGGAACGTAAACGTGCGGTTTGATGCGGACCTCTGGCGGCGCGACGCCGACGACAACGACGGCATCAGAGCCGTCTCGGACAAGCTGCTGCAGACTCAGGTAAATCCGGGTGATCGTGTCCTCGTGCAAATCCACCAGGGGAATATGCAGGCCATCGCGGCAACGCGAACGTATGAGGACCGCTATATTTTCCCGGAACTGCCGGGCAGCGGACCGAGGACTGGGACAGGCAGCCGGGAAGCCGGGAAGCCGGGCCCACCTGGCCCGAAGGGCGACACTGGCCCGAAGGGTGACCAGGGTGAGCGCGGCCCTGCCGGCCCACCTGGCCCAAAGGGTGACCAGGGTGAGACTGGTCCGCGAGGCCCGAAGGGCGATCCGGGTGAGGCGATCACCGTCGTCACGCCGGCCGGCGTCATCGCCGCGTTCGCTGGCTCGTCTGCGCCGACCGGCTGGCTCCTGTGCGACGGCAAAGAGTACGACCGCCGCACGTACCCGGAGCTGGCGAGGGTGTTCGGCAACGGCTTCCGTTTCCGTGTGCCGGACCTGCGCGGCCGCTTCGTGCTCGGTGCGTCCTCGGCGCATCCTGCTGGCGAGCAGGGAGGCGAGGAGAAGCACACGATGACGACGGCTGAGATGCCTCGTCACCAGCACCAGATCGGCGGCGAGTCGACCCAGTGGGGCGGCGGTGCTGGCATTTATCAGACGGACTTCTCGGGCGGTGGCCGCTGGCCGGGCATCTCTTCTTTCGGTGCGGGCTACCTTGACCGTGCCGTCGCCAAAGTCGAAGGCGGCTCGCAGCCGTTCAACATTATGCCACCGTACCTCTCAATGAATTTCATCATCAAGACCTGACAGACCATCCCCGGCCTGCCACATCATGCCCCGACCACCGCCCCTGGTGGCCGGGGCTTTCTACACCCACTGAAAGGACTGAGCATGGCACCCGATCTTCAGACGATGCCCGAAACCAAGACGCAGGAGGATGAGCTTCTCGGCCTCCTGACTGAACGAAACATCACTCAGCGTGAAGGAGGTCAGGCATGACCACCTCCCCTAATGATCCCCGCGTCGTCGCAGCCGTCGATACAGCCCTGCGAGCTATGCTCGAAGAGGTCGGCCACGTCGGAGGCGACAAGTACTGGGACGCAGTAGGCAAGTCCGACTTCCGAGGCTACGCCTGGTGCGGCGCTTTCCAGGTCTGGGGATTCCTCCAGGCCGGCGTCAACCTGATGAATGCCGCTTGGTGGTACTACGTCCCGTACATCAAGAACTTCGCACAGCAGATCGGCGCATGGAGCGACGAACCCGGGTACGGTCGTCAGGCGATCTACGAGTGGCACGGCGACGGCATCGCAGACCACGTCGGCGCATCCTGGCCCGACCCAGCCGCTACCCTGTACCGCGCAGTCGAGGGCAACACCAGCATGGGCGGATCCCAGGACAACGGCAACGGCGTCCTCGTCAAGTATCGCTACAGTGAGGACATCCTCGGGTGGGTCGACATGCACGTCGTGCTCGCATGGATGATCGATAATGGCCGCTGGGACGGCGGTACCGCCGCAGCGCCCGCGCAGTCCGGCCCGACCGACATCACCGCCCTGCAGCGCGCAGTCGGCGCAGACCCCGACAACGTCCTCGGCCCCGACACACGCCAGCGAATCCTCGCAGTCGCCGCCGCATCCACCTGGGGCGGCAACGAATTCCCCTTCGGCATCGAATACACGCAGCGAGTCGTCGGTGCAGAGCCTGACGGCATCTGGGGCGAAAACTCGGAAGCCGCGCACGACGCCATCGTCGGCCGCATCCAGGCCGCAGTCGGCGCATACCAGGACGAAATCTACGGCGCAGCAACCAACGCCGCCGTCAGCATCGCGCTCGCGGGCGCAGAGACCGCGTGAGAAGGAGACAGACGTGAATCAGAGTGACATCCTGCTCGGCTTGCAGTCCGATCCGTTCGTGACGTCGGTCCTCATCGGCGTCGTGTGGCCGCTCGTTCAGGCGGCGCTCGATCGCCCGTACTGGACGCGCCAGCGCCGCGTCTGGCTGACGGTCGCCGTCGCCGTCGTCGTGACGGCAGGCGTCTGGGTCTCAGGATCGTACCCAGCGACTTGGAAGCTCATCGTCTCGCAGGCAACGGTGTTCCTAGGCGTCGCCTGGACCGTGTATCAGATCCTCTCGGGGATCAAGATCGGCGGAGTGAGCCTTATTGATTGGACCGGCGCGCTCACGCCTGGCGGCGAGACCATCGACGACGTGCGAGCAAGCGCGGACGAGGCGGTGACACGCAGCAACTCGGGCGGTGACGCGCAGCCGTGAGTGGCATCTTCGCCGACCCGAAGGTCATAGAGGCTACAACCGGACTCATTGCGATCCTCCTAGCTGGCCTCGGTGGCGTCGTTGCGATGTGGTTCGCTCGCCTCAAAACGAGCATGGAATCGCACATGCAGCGCGTCACCAAGGCCGCAGAGGAGGCGAAGAAGGCCGCGCAGTCCGCAGACGCGCAGGTCAGCAATGACCACTCGACGAACTTCAGAGACGACCTCGATGAAGTCCGTGATGCCGTGAAAGCCGTCAGCGAGACGGTCGGCGCCCTCGCGGTACTGCCCGAGCGATTCGAGGGGCTCTCGTCAACGGTAGACCGCGTCGCATCGACGCTCGACAGCCACGGAGCGAGCCTGTCGGACATGAAAGAGCGGATCGACAGGATCGACGAGCGGGGCGCTCACATGGCCGATGAGATTCATGCTGAGCGCACCTCGCGGGAGGCCGCGCAGCGGATGATCGACTCGCACGCCCACGACACGCACAGCTCGATCTATAAACGGATCGAGGCGCTAGAATCGCGTGTCAACGCATGAAAGACCCCCACCTGCCTCTCCGGCCGGGGGGGGCTTTTCTTGTACCCATCATGTACCCATGCGCTCAACGAATTGGCACTAGATCAACGATAGATAGGAATGTGTGGAGATGGGGGGAATTGAAGAAGAGGCTGCTCGCCGATCCGCACGATCCTGCGTGAAAGTCCTGTTTTGGCGACCTGCTGCCGTTTCGACTGCGATTCCATACGTCCCATATATCCCGAATAGCCCGTCCGGTATGCTGTGCGTGTACCCATTTTGTACCCACAAGCGCGAAGGGCGGACACGATGGGCAGGCAATCCTTCGGGACCATCGACAAGCGAGGCACCACGTCAAAGCCGCGATACCGTGCGCGCTTCGACGATCCTACCTACACCGGCCCAGGGCGCGCGCCCCGCATCTCAGCGCCACACACGTTCCCAACGAAGCGCGAGGCGGAGATATGGCTCGCCGCGCAATGGTCGGCAATCGCCGCAGGGACATGGGAGCACCCCGCCGCCGTCACCGCACGGGAGGCCGAAGAGGCGCGCCAGCAGTCGCTCAAGGGCCTCACGGTCGCCGAGTGGGCCGATGCGTGGCTCGCCGACCTCGAGCGCACAGCCGCGGCGGGCACCCTACGCAAACGCCGATCAGACCTACGCCGCCACATCCTCCCCTATCTCGGAGACGCGGAGCTCGCAGCACTCACCTCCGCCGACCTCTCAACCTGGTGGCATACCCTCAACACGACACCGGGAGCGCGCCGAAACGCCTACGAGACTATGCGGGCACTCCTGAACGCGGCGGTCGCCGACGACCGCACCCTCATAGCCGCAAATCCTCTCAGCATCAAGGGCGGAGCACGCGAAGCCCGCACCATACAGAAATACCTCTACTCCCCCGCCGAGGTCACCGCGCTCGCGGCCGAGATGCCCGCGAGGTATCGCGCGCTGGTCATCCTACTGGCGGATGCTGGTCTGCGGATCAATGAGGCGCTCGCGCTGACGCGATCCTCGATCATCGAGCGGGAGGACGGCGGCATGAGCGTCCGAGTCGAGCGCTCGCTACACCGCGCCGGCCGGCACTTGGAGCCGGGGCCGACCAAGACGGCGGCGGGCGTCCGCACGGTCGTGCTCATGGGTGCCACGGCGGGAGCACTTCGAGCGCACCTGCGGCATCACGTCGACGAGGGCCCGGCCGCGATCCTCTTTCCAGCTCCAAGCGGCTCGGGCTATGCGCGCGACACCGCGCTGGCGCGACTCCTGGCGGCAGCTCACGAGCACGCCGGGATCGTCATCCCGTCCGGCATGTCGGGCGGCTGGCACGCTCTACGGCACTACTCGGCAACGAGATATGGGCAGGCGGGCGCGACGACGCGCGCGCTCATGACTCGGTACGGCTGGTCTGATCCAGCGATGGCCGCGCGCTATCAGCGCTCAGACGAAGAGTACGAGCTTGAACTAGTCGCTCGTATGGAGGGGCGTGTCGGACGGGCCTAGAGCCGGCGGCTTGTACGCAGATGTGGGCGGCTCGTGATTGAATTAGGTCAATCGTTCACGCGGCGCTATATGGCAGTTGCGTGGATCTCGTGGGCAAACCGCAGCTCGATGCGAGAGGCCCGGCCACATGCGCTGGCCTAACATGCGCAGATCCTGCCCCTGCGCCGATGATCGAGTCTCTCGCGGCACGGGGGCAGCTTTATGTCAGGTGCTAAGTAGCAGTCAGAGGGGATCGCTATCGCCCGCGTCCTTCGCGGCTTGGCGCTCGGCGAGGGCGACGTCGGCCTCGGCGTAAGAGCGACCTGTCTGCGCAGCAAATAGCACCTTCCAGCCTTCAAGTCCGAGAGCTTCGGCAATTCTCTCGATCTCACCTGCGGTGGCAGCGCGCCCGCGTTTAAGGATGTCGCCGAGCCTCGTGAGCTTCACTTCTGACAATCGAGAGAGCTCGCGGAGGCTGATACCGGAAAGCTTTTGTCGCTCAGAGAGCAGCCGTGCAATCTCAGTATCTAGCCGAGCTGCGATAAGCGCGTTTCCCATGCGATCACTCACCCTCAGAGCGCGAGTGGGATGTCGTCACAGATTCCTCTGCAGAAAGACATCGCTCGGCCTGAGCGAGAATTGCCGACATAGGGACACGCAGCGCGCCGCAGATTGACTCAAGGACTGTGAGCGTGACGGGAGATGACGGACCATCATCAGCAAACAGTCGAATGACGCGTGACTTTGAGATGCCAGACCGCTCTGAAAGTGTGCGACGCGACATATGTTGACGAGCCATCTCCGAACGCAGTGCGTCAATTACTGCACGCTCGAAAGCTTGAGGCTCAAAGGCTTTAACGCTCATGCGGATAAGTATGACCCAAAAACGGGCCACGCGGTAGGGGTTTACCGAACAATTGTGACCCACTTTTGGGTTGCATGACCCGCTGTTGGGTCATATGCTGACCTTATGACCCGAGCGCGGGTCACAAGTGACTAAAGGAGGGAAAAGATGAACGTACTTCAGGACTACTTGAACGCGCAGATTGCTGAGGGAAAGTACTCAGTTCGCGAGTACGCGAAGAAGATCGGGGTGTCAAAGACAACGCTCACGCGCAAGCTGAGTGGAGAGAGCGACTTCACACTCAGCGAGATCCGCAAGATCGGGCACGCACTCGGATACGAGTCACCCAGCGAATTCATGCGCGATGCCGAGATCAGCGCCGCGCTCGCGGCACCGGATGATTCCTCGGATGGTTTCGCGATCCAGGACAAAGCGTCGGGGTCGATCATCCTTCAGGCGCGCCGCGTCAATTGGGACGGCGGTGACGAGGAATGACTTGGGAGAGCGTGATGCAGGGTTGCGCGGTCGCGCTGACCGCCGCCGCGTGTCTTGGCCTGGTCGTTCTGATCTCGGGCATGGTCGCCGAGGTCATGGGCGACATTCGCGATCGCCGCAGGCGTGAAGCGGCTAAATCTTCCTCATCGGCGGGGCGATGCCGCGCTTGCTCGCGCGGTGTGTGTGCTCTGCGCTCCGCCGATGAGGATCTCGCTGAGCGTGGTGACGCGCGATGAGGCGGGAAGCGCCGGAGCCGGTCGCGTACCGGGTGCGCACGTTTGCGCAGCTGATTGAGGCGTCGGACTCGGGTGTTCGTGAGCTGATCGCGTCGGGCGCGATCCGTTCATTCAAGGTCGGGGGCCTGCTGAGGATCCCGGCATCGGAGCTGGTGAAGTTTACCGGCGAAGAAGGCAAAGAAGCGCGCCCCTGCGGTTGCGACGCGGGGCGCTGGAGCAAGTAAGGAGATGCTCATGAAGAAGGATAACACGCGAAACAGGCTTGTGTGGCTGTGGAGGTGGCTGACCGACGGCGTGTGGCCGTGGAAGGGCATGATCGGCGGCGTGTGCGTCTTGTCGGCGCTGGTGATCGGTTTCGGGATGCGTGGCCTCGACAATCCGGATGGCTGGCCCGAGTGGCTGTTTTTCCCGGGCGTCGCGCTCGCTATCGTCGGCGGTGTCCTCGTCTACGCAGAGTGGCGGGAGGGGCGGCTGTGAGCGCGGAAATCTTGGCTGGCCTTGCCCTGGCGCTCTTGGCGTCGATGGTTGTCCTGACCTGGTTCGTGTGGCGTGGCTCGGCTCGCGCGGCGACCCTCGAGGACATCGCGGCGCGTATGGCGAAGGACGCGGGCAGGGCCCGCACGAAGGGCACGACGCTCCTGCAGCGCACGGCAGATTTCGCCTACTACGACCCGTCCGGCGACGATTCCCTGCCGCACATCATGTGCCTTGCGATGCAGGACGTGATCTTCGAGGCCGAAGTCAACGGATGCCTCGCGGTCGATACGCCGCGCGTGTACGTCGATCTCGACCGGAAGAAGATCCGCGTCGTCCTCGAGGTGCTGCGCGTCGCCTCGCTCCCGGTGGGGGTCGAGTGATGACCGATTCGACGTGCACGGCACCTCTGCCGCTCCGTCTCGAAGCCTCCGACGACAGACCCTGCCATGACAAGGCCGCACGGGAGATCGTGCGGCAGGCCAGGAAACGGGCTCTCGTCTACCCGACCGAGGCTCACGACTCTCAGAACCGCGCGACGCGCGGACTTACCTGCTACCCGTCAATCAAGACCAAGAAGGAGACATCCCGATGAAGAAGAAGATCTGGGCAGCCGCCGCCCTCACCCTCGCAGCCCTGTCGCTGCCCTACGGCGCAGCCACCAACGCCGCAGCCGAGGACATGCCGGCCATGACCGCGCAGGTCACGAAGGCAACCTCGTCCTCCCGCCAGACATCGAGCGAGGTGACTGTCGCGGGAACCTGGTCCGCACCTAAGCTCACGGTCGGACAGTCGTTCGCGGTCTCGACCCAGCCGACCAACGGCGGCGCACCGTTCACATGGGCGGCGTCGTTCCCCTTCACACTTGATGACGGCACTGTCGTCGGCGAGTGTGCTGCTAACGAAGCGACGCTGACTTGCACGGTCAAGGAAGTGCCTGCCGCATACGTGGACAAGGCGGACGTGAAGGGCACCTGGTGGGCACGTGCTCGCCTTCAGGATGCCGCTGTCGGTACGAACGAGGGCACGATCACCCTGAACGGCGAGGCCGTGAAGAAGCTCGTCTGGGGCGATCAGGGCGGGACCGGAACCTGCACAAGTGATTGTGCAGGCCCGGCGCATTACGAGTACGCCCGCCCAGAAAACATCAAGTTCGGGTGGTCAAACGACAACGGAACGATTGGGTGGGGCATCAAGTGGATCGCCACCCCCGGCACCGAGTACACCGTCAAGGACTTCGACACTCGCCTCAACACGTCGGTGAAGTGCGCCAAGTCCGACACGTGGAATCCGGACACGACCGAAAACATCACCGCTGCCCAGGTAGACGAGAACACGATTCGATTCACGGCCCCGGCCGGAGTCAAGACTTGCATTGTCTACCCTCCCGAGCAGATGAAGGTCCCCGAGGGTCAGACCTCTGCGACGAATCATGCCGAGATCAACGGCATGAAGCTCGAAGCTACTGCGACTGTGAAGTCGAACGGTGGCACGGATGGGGACGGCACCGTCAAGCCCACCCCTGCGCCCGCGCCGACGCCTTCCACGGAGCCGACCCCCGAGCCGACGCCCACCAGCCCGGCCACCGAACCGACCCCGAAGCCCTCCGATGAGCCTCAGTCCGCGCCGAAGCCGACGCCCGCGCCGACGCCGGACACTGCGAAGCCCTCCCCGACGCCTGAGCCGACCCCGACACAGGCCACCGAGAAGCCACAGCCGGGACCCGCACCGACAACCGCC